GGACGGTGGCCTTCTGCCGGTACGTCCCCAATACGACAAGTGGGGATACGAGGTGAGCAAGCGACCCCGTGACATGGGGGCACTCAGCGACTTCGGATACCGAGTCCTGAAGTTCGGGCATGTACCAACCAAGGTATTCGCAACCAACAAGGCTAATGCGGCAGATCTGGCACTCTATCGCTTCAACGCCAGAAGGCCCGCAGACAAGCAGATTTACCTACTCACCCCATCTAAACGTTTCCGCCACGATGGGGAGAACTACGTGCTGACCGAGTTGCAGTGGTCAAACTATCAGAAATATGTAGGGCTGATGGCCCGCATGCAGATCAACGCTGGGGAGATAATGGATACAGAGAACCCAACTGAAGCAGGCATCGAGCGGCTAAAGAAGCTCTACTCAAAATCTGCCTAGCGTGTCCGGAGTCTTTTAAAGCGGCAGTGGCTCGATGGTCAGCCCGGGACGATAGTTGCCCTGGACGACCTGCCGACCAGCAGATAAGATCTCAAAGTCTGGGGGAGAAAACCCAGCATGGGCCGTGGACCTTTCGGCACCACACAGTCTTCGCACTGTGTTCCAAAGCAAAATAGGAGGTTGAACAAGTACGACTATCTCGGGTGCGGAGGAAATGGGACCCTTGAGCAGCTTAGGTTGTGAGGTAGTCGGGCGCTGGTAGGTTCGCAAGAACATCGGAAAGCGCCTTAGTGTCCGATCAAGCTATCCCCTACACGGGGTAGCTGCGCAAGCACGGAAAGGATGGCAGATGTCAGGGCGGTACAACGATCTCGACTTCGACTTCGCTTTTGAGCCTATGGAGCCTGAAGGAGACTCGGAACGAGTCTCTCGTCTTAGCGTGCACTGTTACGACGTTGATGTTGATGCGGGTGCCACGCCGGTAACGGCGTGGGAACTGAACTACCAGTGCGGCACCAGTCTGCACTGCTACACTATCCGCTACCGAATGACCGACCTGGGCAAAGTTGTAAAAACTTTGATCGATTGGGCCGGTGATGAAGAACTGCTATTAACAAGCGGAGACGTAGGCAGTATCATGTCCATTCTTGTTGGTTTTGTTGATGGAGCTGACAGTGGTGAAGCATCATATTGATGTATGCCCGCGTTGCGGGCATATGGGGGAAATCTCAAGAGATCCGGAAGCCATATGTGTGGTTTGCCTCGCAATGTCCAAGTCGCAATTTAACCTACGGAAGAAAAGACTGAAAAACGGATGTCTAACTACTGGGAAAGTCCGGTCCTCGATGCAATCGATGAAGCGTGGCACGTAGCTTCGACCGAGAGAGGTCGAATTGTCAGCGACCGCACTCTGCACTTTGTCTACGGAATGGTGCAGGCTTACATCGAGGTATACAAGGAAGAACCGTTTACGGTTCTTGCCGTTGAAGAGGAGTTCGACATCCCGTTCTCTCGACTCATCGAGGACATATCCCCGTCTCTGCAGGAAGTTCCAGGTGACTGGTCATGGGCCGGTAAGATAGATGCTATTGTTGAGTACGAGGACACCATCTTTGTGCTTGAACACAAGACAACCGCTTCTGCCGTTGACAACGAGGACGGCACATTTTGGTCATCAATGGAGATGTCGGGACAAGTGGCGAGCTATATGCTCGCCCTATTTGACCGAGGACTTCAGGTTGCCGGAACAATCTACGACGCTGCCCGGAAACCGGGAATTCGTCCCCGCAAACTGACAAAGTCCGAAATAGAGGGGATCGAGGATCACTGGGTGTACCAGGGTCGAGAGATTGAGATGGACAATCTCCGCGCTTCGGAGTTCATGGACACACTCGAACAACGGAACTGGCGGGAAACAGACTATCTGTATGGGATGCGAGTCTATCGCACGATGGTGCAAGATCCTGCCAAATACTTTGGTCGCCGTGTCGTTCGGAAGACCCGCAAGCAACTGGCCGAGTTCGTAGATGAAGCTGTGCAGACGGCCAAGTTCATCGAGAGTTCTCGCGAGTCGCAGAAGCACATCCGCCACCTTGGTTCCTGCTTTGCCTATAGTAAGCCCTGCCAATATATATCTCTCTGCCAGAGAGTGGACAATCCGGAGAGCAACCGTTGGTATCGTCGTTCCGAGACCAACAGCGAGCTAGCAAGCTCGCATCACAACGCCCACAACGCCCTAACCCACAGCAGGAAGGAGTGCTACCAACTTTGTCCGCGTAAACATCATTACCAGTACGATTTACAGTTAGAAAAAGAAGGGAAACCCCAGGATGGCAACCTCACAATTGGCACGCTCTTCCACGCGGGCCTCGAAGCCCACTTCCGACAATTCGTCGCTGAAGGCGACTAAAAGGCGGAGTAGGATTGGACTCGCAGACACGATCACTAAGGGCGCGAGTGTCAAAGATATCATCTGGATCTACGGTCAACCCGGCATCGGCAAGACCAGCTTCATGGCGGCGATGTCCGGAATCTTCATTATCGTGACGGCAAAGGAGCCCGGTCTCGACAAACTAATTGACCAGAATCGTGTCGGTGAAATTCCGCACACACCCCCGGTCGGAACGTGGGAGGACTTCGTATCGGTTATTACCGAACTGGTACAGGAGGATCATGACTACAGAATGGTAGGCATTGATTCCATTACTGATGTCGCCGAACTGGCGAGAGAGTACGTGGTGCGTACCGAGTACGACAGTTCTCAAGTCAAATACAGTTCGTCGTGGGGTGCTGGTGCCAGCAAGTATCGCAGTCTGCTCAACTGGATGGTCTCAAAGTTTTTTGATCTAACTCGACGCAAGAAGTCGGTTGGTCTCGTAATGACATCTGGCGCAGAAGCACAGAGACGCAACGACCCGCAAGTTGGCGAGTACCATCAGTGGCTACCGCAGGTCGAGAAGAACGCTTTTGAGATTTTGTCTAAGGCCGTGGATATGATTTTGTTCACTCGGCATGACGCTCAAATGGACCGTGACGGCAGAGCTGTGGCCGGAACAACGAGAGTGATGTATACTGAAGGCGACAACACTTTCGTGAGTAAAAATCGCCATGGTTTGCCGCGTGCAATTTCGATGGGGATAAGCGGTGAAGAGGCTCGCACCAATCTTGGCGAAGCTATCGTAGCTGCCAAAAAGTAGCGGGAGGGCGGATTTATGAGCGAATGGGTGACAGTGTCTGATCGAATTAGAGCGCTAGGAGTTCCGGCTGGCAGGAAGTTCTCGTGGGAAGCGGGCTCTGCAGTCCGCAACTTGTGGGCAAGTGAAACCGGGAGTCTGCCACCGAAGAGTCTGAGGAAAAAGACTCAGGGAGGTGGCACACATTGTTTTGCGATCTATCCGCCGGAGTGGAGTAGTGCGATTGACGAAGTAATCCTTCGGAAAGTCGCGTTAGATGGACGACAATTAAGACTTTTTTAGTTCCTAAAGGAGGAGATATCATGGCTATGTATGAGCCCGGCGTTTACAGTGGAGAAATAATTGGTGGCCCAGACTTCATGGAGATCCGTAGTGGGAAGTTCCGTGGTCGCCCAGGACTAAACTTTTACTTCCTGCCTCAGAAGTGGTTAGCCGATCCGGAGTCATCTCTGCCGATGCCCTCGGAGCGGGAAATGCCACGCATATCCATCGTCCTGTGGAGTGACGCAGACGCTGACAAGGAGAAGTTCGTCAACCAGTTAGGGCAGATCGGATTTGGCGGCGTGGACATCGCTGAGATCTGTGCCGGACACGCGAAGCGTAGTATTTCACTAGTCGGAAATGAGGTGCTCTGCCGCCGCAAGAAGGAGACGCGGAAGTTCACCAAAGAGAGCGGTGAGGTGGTCGAGTATGACCAGTGGATCCTTGAGGTGGATAGTTCATCTGGGTCTGACGTTGAAGACGATCAGATTGCAATCGTAGAGAAGCTACGAGCTTCTCTCAATCATCTGATCAAAGCCAAGTCGTTAAATGTCGACGGTGCCGCAAAGCCTGTCAAAACTTCTGTGGGTAGTAACTCCTCGCCGTTCTAGAGCGCACGGTTGAGGTGTTCCGAGCAGGGCGGGTTTGTCCTTTCCCCCGTCCTGCTCTTTTCTATTTGGGAGAATACACATGCTAATGGCCGATCATCCTGTCGGTTTGTTCAAAGACTTTTTCAGGGGCCGCGAGGGCCTCCACGCCAAGCGAGACGACGATGGTCGTTACTCGCCGGCGGACGGCGATCCGGACATTCAATCACACCTTGCTGGCGAATCTGCCGCCGGTTTCTATGTGATGCGTCCCGATAACACGGTGTACTGCACCTGTGCAGACATCGACAACCATGAAGACTCCAATCCCCAATGGGCTCAACAGACCGACAGTGTCTGCCGCTCACTGGAGAACTTCGGTGTCCCGTACGTGCGAGAGATTTCGCAGTCCGGGACTGGTTCTCATGTTTGGCTGTTCTTTGATACGCCGGTTCCCGCGTATCTAGTCCGGGCCTTTTGGAAGGTCGTTGACCGCGAGAGCCGCGTTGGTCTGCACGAGATCTACCCACGGCAGGATCGCCTGACCGGTCAGGGCCTGGGCAACCTAGTACTCTATCCATTGTGGAATGAGTCGCGGTTTGTCGATGACCAGTTCTCTGAGATCTGCCCCGACGACGCTCTTGACGGCAAGGTGGTTGAGGATGCCATCGGTTCGTTGCGGGAAGTCATCCACTCGGTAACCGGCGACGTGCCGTCCGAACCCAAGGTTCGGACCAGCCCTGACCAGTTGCCGGAACGAGTTGAGCAGATCATGTTGCCCGGCTCTCTCTTGGAGAGCCGGTGGAACGGTGACTTCTCTGGCATGGTTGACCGGTCTAGGTCTGCCCTCTGTTTTGCGATTGCTCAGATTCTGGTGCAGGCCAGGATACCTACACCAGAGATCGAACAGGCAATCACAGCTTGGTGTCTGCAGCACGATTACACTGAGCGGGGGACGCCAGAGTGGGTCCAGAGGACCGTAGCCCGCTCCTACGACGGTGTCATCCAGAAAGAGGATCTAAAGTCGGATAGCGTAGAGACGCTCCTAGCGTCCGCTAGGGGGGCTCTGCGGGATCGGATCTCCGGTCACCGCACGATATATCCTACCGGGATTGACTCTGTGGACGATTCTATCGAGGGTTGCCGTCCAGGCGAGCTGATGATTGTTGCGGCCAGACCGTCCATCGGAAAGACGGCGTTTGGTTTGCAGATGGCTGATCACGTCGCCAAGCAGGTGCCAGTGCTGCTCATCTCGGAAGAGATGAGTCGCCGGGAGATCGGTAACCGTGCCGTCCTTACTATTGTGGGTGGTGAAGACGAGACTGTGGACGGAGAGGAAGCTGACCGCCTGCTCGCGGAGCATTACGCTGCTCGTCACAACATCTACACTGTGGAGAATTGTACGACAATTGAGAGATGCGAGGAGATCATTGAGCGATACGTGAAATGTTACGATGTCAAGTTTGTGGCTCTGGACTACTTGCAGCTGCTGCGTCGTCGTAAGACGACATCACGCTACGAGGATGTGAGCGACATCTCCCGGAGACTAAAGCAGATTGTTGGGCGGTTAGATATTGCCCTACTTGCCCTCTGTCAGTTTAATCGGGCGGCGGTCGAGCGTGAGAATGGGGTGCCACAGATGAGTGACATTAGGGATTCTGGGCAGATAGAGCAGGATGCGGACTTGGTGTTGAGCTTACAGTGGTTAGACAGAAATAAGTCAGATTATAGGATTTGGTGTCATAAGCGTCGCAACGGTCCCATACGGGACCAGCTAGTTAAGACTCATTTCAACCCCGGAAGGCAACTTTTTCATGGGTAGGAGATCACGGACGAAGGGACATGCGTTTGAGCGGAAAATAGCCCGTGACTTTCGCAAGGCTGGCTATGTTGAGGCGGGTAGGCAGCTTGAGTACCAGGAGCATGAGTGCTATGGCGTGGATCTTGACCACACAGGCAAGTATCTCGTACAATGTAAGTGCAGAAAGACCTATGCTCCGGTCATGACTATCAAAGAGATTCGTGACGAAGAGTATGTTGCCAAGCACACCAGGAACACGGTGGTTCCGGTATTGGTCACCAAGGCAGACCAATTAGAGGAGATGGCTATTCTGCCGTGGAGCCACCTTCGGCAACTGATCTCTCTCGAAAAGACACATCTTGACGTGATCACCGAGCATCGTCGTACCCCAGCACCAGACCCTACACCAGAGGAGATCGCAGAAAGGGCCAAGGAGATTCGGGAAACCTGGAAGCACAAACCCCCCGAGGATGACTGAGTGGACGACTACTCGGACGACACAAAGAATTACCAGGGAGTTGGCTGGTTAAGAAGTTGGGAGAAGACCCAGGTTGGTCATGCTACAATCAACGGCGAGCCATCGCTGATTCTCCATTGTCCGCTCAAGGAAGGTTTTGATGGTGATGCGTCTGTTGACGGCATCGCCAGCGTAATACGAATTGAAGATGGTCTGCGTGGCCGCGAATACATGGAGACCCTAATACACGAATTCCTGCACGTTGTGATGCCTTCTGCCTCCGAGGACTGGGTTACCCAGTCGGCTCGTGAGTTATCGGAGCTGATCTACTCGGCTGATTGTCGGCGTAGGTCAGGGCTCTCTTAGCCTCTACATACTTCCCGATAGGTGTACTATGGCCAGACCTGTCCTGGTCATCGGCGATACGCATGCACCAGCAATGCACCGGAATTACCTATCTTTCCTCAAGAAGACCTACGAGGAGTGGGGTTGCGGTCGCGTTATTCATATTGGAGATCTCTGCGATTGGGGCGCTATCTCATTCCACGAGAAGCACCCAAGTGCCTCCTCTGCAAAAGAGGAGTATCTACAGGCCAAAAAACAGGTGGCTAAGTTGTATGAGGCATTCCCCAAGGTTGATTGGTTGCTGGGCAATCACGATTCCCTGACGGTACGTCAGGCAGGTTCGGTTGGGATATTCGAGGAACTACTGAAGGATCAGCGGGATGTCTGGGAGGTGCCCGGGTGGACGGTCCATCCGAGATTTGCGGTGATCGAGATCGGTGGCGTGTTATATTCGCATGGAGAAACGGGGAAGGGTGGGATGTTTGCAGCAGTTAAGCAGTCCAGGGATAACTTTCAACCTACGGTGACTGGGCATTTTCATGCAGAGGCTGGGATTTGGTATTCTGCTAACGACACTAGTATCGTCTGGGGGTTGAACGTAGGCACCGGAATTGACCGTGACAAGCTCGCGTTCTTCTATGGGCAGAAGTTTCCGAGAAAACCAATCCTGTCCTGCGGAGTTGTTGTCGACAGTTCGCTTGCGCACCTAATCCCAATGCCGATGAGGAAATGATGGCTGATCGAGAACGAAGAATGGATCCGTTGCAGGTCCAGCGACTAAAGGTGTTGGGGCCATGGGGAAGGCGTTGGGCTGTGCGGATGAGTAATCTGGACTATGAGGGAGCCAACTCCGTAACTGCCGAGTGCGTAGATTTCCTGGGTGGTGGTTACGCTGATCTGCTCGCCGCTAAAATGGAAGACACTGGCCTTGAGGCCAGTGTGGTGCAACAGCTTAAAGAACTCTACGACATTAAGACTGTCCGGGACTGGGCGGCTGTTTCCATGGAGGAACTCGAAGAGTTCCGCGACCTCCGCTGGATCTGTGAGGTGCACGAGATGGTACTGCTATGGATGGCTGAGCGTCTAGATTCGGCGTCTCGGGGCGATTTGACCTGACGAAGATCTGTGGTGAAATAGAGGTAACAAAGGAGGTATTTGTGGACCACTATGTAGAATTGAAGCGCGAAGTTGATGACGCTCCCGTGGAGGCGACCGCGTTCCCGGTTCCTTCAAGTTTGATTTTGATTGCGATCAAGTATGCGTTGAAGAAGGCATGGTCTCCGGAGGATCGGGACAAAATCAAAGCTGCTGTATTGAAGATTTATGACGATCTCGATTTCGACATCCCAATCATTGACGGTGTAGTTGAGGATGCGGTCGAGAGGGTTGTACGATCCTTGATTGTTGCTCTACTGGATGCTGCCTTGGGGTAACCTATGAACTCTACGATTCTAATTATCATCGGCGTGGCTGGACTGTTCTTTTGTGGCGTTGTGCGGCTCCTTCCCCAGCTAAAGGGCTTGGTAAATATGAGACAATCTGGTGACGAACATGAGGTGGTTGACGCCTATTGCGTTCTCTGCCGTTCATTGGTTGTTCGGGGCGAGGTGGAACAGGCTGAGCATCTCCGCACAAAGATCCTCCCAGCTGCCATTCAAATCGTGAGTGAGAAGTGAGAGGCGCAGTCTATACCTTCGTCGCAATCCTGGCCCTTGGTCTGGCTGGCGAGTGGGGATGGTTGGATCTGCCATTCATTCCTCAGTCTCGTTCGCTTGCCAAGCTGGTCACCAGGAAACAAGCACGGGAACTCAAGGAGTTCTACGGGGCACTCTCTGTTGTAGTTGGTGCTTCCAACGATATTGCCAGTACGGGGGATTTTCGCAACACACAGGTTTTGGCCGTCAAGATCATGCAGGAGCAGATGCCCGGCACGCTTGATGGTTTGGCGAGAATAAACAAGCCGATCAATGATCGGCTTACAGCTGCTATCGGAGTTGACGGTGAGATACCTGACGCTCCATTAACCGCAGAGATGAGATCCAAGCTCCAGAAGGCACTCGATCAGATTAGCGAGGACTTTCAGTGAATTGGGATACCAGCTACATCTTCGATGAGGACGATATTCCGGCGGCGTATGCCGCTGGAGCCGAGGGCGTGATCTATGATGTGGCAGGACACGAGGCTTTCCTCGGTCATGTCAAGGACACAGGCAACAATCCCGTGGGAGCAGAGGTCGCTAGTGATTATGCTTTTGCGGATGAATCTAAAGGGAAGTTGGTGATCCCGTTTGTGCACGTCTTGGATAAGTATCCTACTGCTTGGCCGGGTCCCGCTCAAAAACGCGGAGACTGCGTATCACATGCGGTCAGCCGCAGTTTACTTGGGGTAGTTTGCACAGAAATTATTTCTGGAATTCCTGACGAAAAGAGCGGGAAGCTCGAAGAAGCTCCTGAAGTTTCGCCGGAAGCCGAGTCACAAGCAGTGTTTAGTTCCGAGGCCCTGTATTGGTTTCGCAGAAAAAACTCAGCCGGGTGGCAATCGAGTTCTGCCGCTAAGGTGGCCCTTACTAAGGCTGGTGCGGTAGTTCGCAAGCCTTACCCGGAGGTCGATCTTGACCTGACCCGTTACAGCGCACAGACTGCGGGAAAGTGGGGGTCTACGCCCCCGCCTGACGAAGTGGTAGATGCCGTGGACGATCATCTGTTTAGGACAGCAACCTCCCTCGATTCCATTGAGGAATGGCGGGACTTTCTTGGCCGGGGATTTTTCATCGCGTCTGATGGCGGAGAAGGATTTGAACGGACTCGGGACGAAAATGGCGTATCACACAGGAAGGGATCTTGGAGCCACGCGATGTGCGTATGTGGACTAGATGATCGGCCAGAGACGCACCGTCTTTACGGTTGTGCGCTATCGCTTTTCCTCAACTCGTGGGGTACTTACAATTCAGGCCCTCGCAAAATACGGGGCACAGACATCAACATCCCAGAAGGCAGCTTTTGGGCACCGGTAGATGAGTTCCGTCGCAGAGCGACGGCATTTTCTGGTGCGAACGGCTGGGCAAGGAAGTCGCTGCCCGATCTAAGTCCTGGCTTTAATTAGGAGGTTACAATGCGCGAATTGATTTGTGTTTCGGTGATTCTCGTTGGTTTCGTGGGCGGTCGAGACTCAGCCGTAAGCTCGTACATACCTACGGTGGCCACAGCAGCGGCAGCAGTTGCGGATGGTCCGCTGGTAGACATACAATTGGATCTAACAAAGAAGCCGTTAGCCTCCTGCCTCAACGGTCGGTGCGGCATTCGCCGCACTCAGGCCGTGATCAAAGCAGGAGCCACTAAGGTGCGGACTACCCGCAGACGGCTAGTGAGGTTCCGCAGATTTCGGAGACGCTAAATGTCGGGAATTATTGACCAACTAGATTCCGGCTCGTCGCTCACCTGCGGCGGATGGTGGGACGCTTATGATCCTGGCACCGTGACGATTCGGTCAGGTACTACTGATCGCGTTGATGCGATTGCCGATAAATCCGGCGACGGCTGGGATCTGATAAATGCGGACAGTACCGACACTGATCATCCTCAGCTGGTGCCTGGGGCAATACGATTCACCGAAGATGGCGATCACCATTTGGTCAACTCTTCGTTTGCTCAGGATTGGGATTCTGTGACTGTGTGCGCCTCGTTCACGTTTTCGGACGATCCGCACCATACGATCCTGATGGGGCAGGGAGTGTATGGAACCACTCCAGATTTCATGGTGATGCTGAGGTCGGACTCAAGCACACCTACAGATATGGATTGGCAGTATCGAGTTGGCGGTGGAGGCAGCAGGACGGTGAACAGTAACATCGGTGGAATTTTCACCGAAGGCGTCAAACGCGCTGTAACTTTCGTTGTTACTCCAACTGCCACGGATACCGTCCGTCTGCGGATATCTTCGCACACCTCGGCGGACGATGTTGCCGTCACTAATCTGTACGACGCGACCGTCACCGACACATCGTCCTCGGGCGGGATGCTCGGCTCCGCGATCGTGGGCAACGGGCTTTGGGTAAATGCGCACACAACGACTCACGGCGCTTATACAGCTGGCATCGATCTGCACGAGATAGCCGTGTTCGACGGGGTTTGTTCCGAGGACGAGATTGTGCGAATCGAAAACTACCTGCTCAATCATGGACCCTCTAAGTCCCCACGCCAATCCCCACCAGGGATTGGCCTGGGCCTCAAATCTACTAGGAGATAAGCAATGTCAGCAGATTCCCCATCGCCGTCGACCGATCTTGGTGCGGGCCGAATCGGGCACCTCATCGTCAATACAGCGGAGGCTGTGTTTCAGCCGCCACTCCGCAGGATCACCAATCTTTCGACATCTTCTGGAGACATCGAAATTGTCGAGGCTTCGGGGTTCGATTACAGCACAGGCGTAAACAGCCGCGCAGCGTCAGTTGTCCTGCCGGATATCCCCGCAGGCGGCAGTATTGACCACGACGTTGTGAAGATACTGAACGCCAATACCACCGTCCCGACAGGCAAGATATTCGCCCAGCAATAGGAGGAACGCCATGAAGTTGGCCAAGCTACTGCTTCTGTTCGTTGTTGCTTCCGGAACTATTGGCTTAGCGGTTGACCGCTGCCACGCCTTTAATAACTGGTGCGCGGTCCCGGCCTACTACTCGACAGGGTACTACTCAAGCTGGAACGTCTCTCCGTACATGCCATACTACGGAGCCTATGGATATTCTGCCTACAGCTACGGATATCGCTACGGTGGCTGCTGTTGCAGGCCGTATTATGGTTGGTAACGAAAAAGCCCGCAGCAATCTGGGAGGAAATGCTGCGGGCCGAGCGGCCATCCTGGCCGTGACATCCATATCGAGTAGATGATCCTCTAGGAACTATCCGGTCTTGTCAAGGGTGTACCGGCTCTTTGTCAATCTCTCCCACGAGGCGGCTCGCCACACCTCGGGGACATCAGGGTGTAATGCGTCCCGGATCACCTTCGCCGCCTCGGGTGTCGTCATTTTCAACTTCCCCTCTGTAGTCAACACCTGGGAGGCTACTTTCGTTGGCACGCAGAAGTGACCGTCCTTGGGGTGAGTTCGCGTGGACATATCAATCTCTGGCAACATGCGATTCACGTAAACGTCGTAGTTATCAAAGCCCGGTTGCTTCTCGGGCGTAGAGTCGTTCCACTGGTTGACCGCGTCAAGCCAATCCTCATCTTTGAGCCTGCGGAACAGGTTGCCAATTGCCGAGGCTGACCACCAGCATAGATATCCGGCACGTACGCGGTGCTTCTTGCCGCGAAACTTCAGTTCTGCGGCTAGCGCACTAGCGCTCCACCCATTGTGCCGTCGCCAGACTAGCCAGTGCAGTTCGCGGAGTTCTCCCGGGTGATCCCCGAAAGGTCGCTCCCCCAAGGGGAGCCCCTTTTCTGCACGTCTCTTCAGGCCAGCGATGGTTTTCTCACGGTTCAGTTCAGCTTGGTACTCGCCAAGCGATAACAGCAAGGTCATTACCAGTTTCCAGTGCGGTTGTGTAGTGTCGGGGCGACACGCCCCGGACACAATGTAAACACCTGCTCCGCCCTCTTCCAATTGGGTGAACAGCTTCAAGCCCTCTATCGTCGACCTGCTGATCCTTGTCAGGTCGTAAGCCACCAGTATGCCTTTGAACTTCAACGCAGCTACCACAGCAGCTTGGAAGCCTTGCCGGTCTTTGGTCGACCGGCCAGACTTGGCCCGGTC